ATGGTAACAAAATTTCACTTTACAGGGCGTTTCATGAATGGCAAGAAAGAATTAATCGCCATGTAGACAACACTTCTGTATTTGAAAGAGCAAACGATACAGATCCTGCTCAACATTTTGCTAGCGATACAAGATCAGTTGGCGGAAATGTATGGACTGTAGAGCAACTAGATACTAATGGTAGCAAAACTATTAGAAAGTTTGAATTATGGAATTGTTGGCCCGTAGCTGTTGGGCCTATTGAGTTGGATATGAGTCAAGATAATACCCTGTCAACATTTAGTGTTACTTTAGTGTACAGCCACTTTAAGATTGATTTTGGTGCCAATGTTCAGACGTTTATTTAATTAAGGTGAAATTATATGGAATTAGAACTTTTTGGATTTTCGATAGGTAAAAAAAAGCAAGAACAGGCTGTAGAAAACAAGGATATTGTTACTCCTGATTCCTACGATGGTTCTTATGTATTAGAAACTGGTGGTGTATTTGGAACTTACGTAGATTTCTCTGGTGCCGTCCGAGACGAAAACCAGATGATTCAACATTATCGTTCAATGGCTCTATATCCAGAAGTGGATTCTGCTATTGAAGATATTGTAAACGAAGCAATAGTTTTAGACCAAGACCGTAAACCGGTTAAGTTAAATCTGGACCATGTAAATTTATCAGAAACAATTAAAACCAAAGTATATGGAGAATTTAACCATATTCTTAAAATGTTAGATTTTTCTAATAAAGCTGCAGATATTTTTCGCCGTTGGTATATCGACTCTAAAGTATTTTACTACAAAAAGGTAGATAAAAACGATCTACGAAAAGGCATTCTTGAATTAATTCCAATCGATCCAGTAAAGATTAAAAAGATTAGAAAAGTAGACAAGGATAAAGGATACTACGGTGGTGTTGGTCCTTTCTCTCCAATAAAAAGTATTCAAGAATATTTTGTTTACACCGACACCGATAAAGATGCAGCTTTTCCAACATCTGGTACGGGTTGGAAAATTGCTCCTGACACTGTTGCGTATGCACATTCAGGAATTATAGATTCTGCAACCAAGCGTGTGGTTGGTTATCTGCAAAAAGCAGTTCGTCCATTAAATCTTCTTCGTCAAATTGAAGATGCCGTAGCAATTTATAGAATTTCTCGTGCTCCAGAACGTCGCATCTTTTACGTAGACGTAGGTAATCTTCCCAAGCAAAAGGCAGAACAATATCTTCGTGAGATTATGACTCGATATCGTAATAAAATTATTTACGATCCCACTACAGGACAGATTCGTGATGAACGTAACCATATGAGCATGCTTGAAGATTTTTGGATGCCTCGCCGCGAGGGTGGTCGTGGTACAGAGATTAGCACATTAGATGGCGGTCAAAATTTAGGTCAGATGGAAGATGTGTTGTACTTACAACAAAAGTTGTTCCGTGCTTTAGGTGTTCCGCTTTCTCGTATGATGGGCGATAGTGGATTTAACATGGGTCGTTCTGCTGAAATTACCCGAGATGAAGTACGATTTAATAAATTTATTGATCGTCTTCGTCACCGTTTCTGTTTAATTTTCTTAGATATCTTAAAAACACAAGTAATCCTTAAAGGCATCATGTCCGAAGAGGATTGGAATCGTGTATCGCAAGATATTACTTTTAGATTCAATAATGATTCATATTTTACCGAACTAAAAGATAATGATATTCTTCGTGAACGATTAGACATTATTGCTGCAGTAACACCATACATTGGTAGATTCTATTCTAATGAATACATTAGAAAGTATTTCTTGAAACAATCCGATGAGCAGATTCTAGAGATTGATGCACAAATCACTAGAGAAATGCAAAAACAATTAGAAGCCCAAGAAATGCAACAGTATCAACAAATGCTATCCGGTGAAGAACCAGAACAGCAACCAGAAGAAGGACAACAAGAACAACAATGAGTACCACTAATCGTTTAATACACATGGTTCTTAGGGGCCATGCAGATAAATTTAAAACAGTTTTACATGAAGAACTCCAAGAAAGAGCTTCTGTAATTATGGAAGAAATTTATCGTTTAGAAAGTGGTAAAATTTTACAACAATTAGATGCTGTCATTCCTGCCCCTATTAAAGAGCATGTAATTTCTCCAAAAATTGAAGTTAAAACACCAAAATTCTTACCAGAAAGCACATATCAGTTACGGGATGGTGGTGTTGGTATTTTAAACCAGACAGAACGAGAATTGGTAAGTAAATTATATGAAAGTCTAAATAATGATAACAAAGAAAGACTGGTAAAATTACTGTCAGAATCACAAGAATCTTTTAATAAAGTCTTAAAACTGGCAAAAACTCAAGCTAAAAATTAAGGAAAAGTCATGGACAATACACAAAATTTACAATCATTTATAAATCTCGTTGTCAACGAAGACCTGGCACAAGCCAAAACAGTTATCAATAATGAATTAAATCAAAAACTAGCTTCTGCTTTAGAAGCCAAGTTTGAAGAATTTGCTCCCAGCATATTTGAAGCTTTAGATCCTGTTGGTGAAGAAGACGACGATGTTAACAATGACGGCAAAGTTAACAGCACCGACGAATACCTTAAGCACCGCCGAGATGTTATTGGTAAGGCTATCGAAGGAGAAGACGAAGATGAGGCCAAGGGCGAGGACGAGTCTGAAGAAGAAGAAGAAAGTGAGTCCGAAGACGAAGAAGATGAGAAAGGTGATGAGGACTCAGAAGAAGATGAAGAAGATTCAGAGGAAGAACAAGACTAATGAAACTAATAACCGAGACAGTTGAACAAGTAGAATTTGTCACCGAAGCTGCTGCTGACGGTGCAAAGTCTTATTTTATTGAGGGCACTTTCATGCAAGCTGATACCCTCAACAGAAATAAAAGAATGTACCCCAAGCACATTCTGCTAAACGAAGTTAACCGTTACACCAAAGAGTTTGTAAACAACAGCCGTGCATTTGGTGAACTAAACCACCCATCGGGTCCAACTGTAAATCTTGATCGCGTTGCAATCATTATTAAAGAGTTAAACTGCAACGGTACAGATGTATACGGTAAAGCCAAAGTAATGAGCACCCCCATGGGTGAGATTGTTAAAAATCTTATCAATGAAGGTGCTCGTCTTGGCGTTTCAACTCGTGGCATGGGTTCTCTTAAAGCCAAGAACGGTTACAATGAAGTTCAGCCAGATTTCATGCTTTCTGCCGTAGATATCGTTGCTGATCCTTCTGCTCCTAATGCTTTCGTAAATGGCATCATGGAAGGCAAAGAATGGATCTGGAATAACGGTATTTTAGTAGAACAAGAAATTGACGCATATCACAGAGAACTTTCCCGAGCTTCTTCGCGTCAATTAGAAGCTAAAGGCATCAAGTTATTTGAAAATTTCTTAAAGAGACTAAAATGAAGGTAAAGTTTTCAGAGCTAACTGAAGCGTTTGTTCAAACAATACAAACTCCTCTTGTTTACGGTGGTCTTCAAGCACAACCCGGATATACTTCACCCACAATAGCTCCTCAATCTATTACTCAACCAATATATCCGGTTCGTCAATCACCACAAGCTGGAACCGCACCACAAGTTCCATCCGGTAAAGTCAGTCAATCTCAAGACGCAGCACAAGTCACAAGCCAAGCCGCTAAAGCTGCAGAAACAGAAACTGCACCCGAACCACAACAAGCAGAAGCACCAAAAGCTTTACCGTATCCTCAAACTGCTACACAACAAATGCCACAACAAAGTGGAGCGTTTGGTGCTCCATCAAAACCTGGATTTGTTACTGCTCCATCTACACCTAAATCCGCAAAACCAGAAGGTGGCGCAAAAGAACTTAAAAGAAGTGAATACAAATACGATTATAGACCAAAAAATTCTCAAGAATGGGAAGAGTTGTACGACAGACGAGCAGCAGTAGAAGCTGCTAAAAAACGATGGCTAGACGCTAGTTTTGCTTCTGACAGAGCAGCAAAACCGTATGCGTATACAACAATGGAAGAATCTACAATTAGATTTAAACCCAATTCATTAAAATCATTATTAAATGATGCTTGGGATCCAAAAAATCCTTTTGGACCTGTGTTTCCTCAACTACCAAAACCAACTCCAATAACTCCATCAGGACCATACGTTCCAACCCCCGGTGGTGTAAAACCAAAAAATCCTAAAGTTGTAACACCAAAACGTCCTGGAATTTCTGGAAAAGTTAAAAATTTAGTAAATCAACCAACACCTCAATTATTGAGTGGAGTCGGCGAAACAATATCAAAAGAAGCAGCAGCAGCATTAAAAAATGCAGCAGCATTTTTATCCATGCCTCCTTCAGTAGCTGCGGCTGCAGTTTCTGGTCGTTTAAGCGGTCTTGGTTACGATAAGACCACTCAAGCAGACTACACCAAATATTATAAAGAAAAATTAAGCACTCTTGGTGGTATTGCCGGTGCTGTTGCAAATAAAATACCGGTAATTGGTGGTGTTACTAAAGTATTAGGAAAAGCGGCAGGGTTGCCTATTGTTGGTGATTATGTTGACGCTGCTAGCACAGAAGCAGCCAATTTAATGACTGGTGCTCTTTACGACCCCAGAGCAATTTCACGACCCGTACGCCTTAGTAAGAGTAAAAAAGAAAAAGAAGACAGTTAATCGTTAAAATTTATTAAAATATAAATAAACTAGTATTAGGAAAAAAACATGAAAAAATCACAACAACAACCCGTAGTAATGGATGCCACTGGAAAAGGTGCTTTTGATGCCACTGGAAAGGGTGCTTTCCTTGGTACACTAGACACCAGTTCTATGGAAGGACTTGCACAAAGAAACCAAATGGGATTAAGACCCGGTGGTGCTCAATTTGCTGGTGATCCGGCAAAAATAAAGCACGAAACAAAGGATCGTGTAAACGCCACTGCAACAGCAGCCGGTGTAGACGTTCCAGACACCGAGAGTGCTATTCAAGATGTAATTCCAGACCAAGTTCAAGAGCATCTAACCGCTCTATTTGGTGGAGAGAATCTCTCTGAAGAGTTCATGAACAAAGCAACAGTATTATTTGAAGCTGCTCTAAACGAGAGAACTTCTGCTATTCGTGAACAAATTCTACGTGAGAGTGCCACCATCATTGAAGAAGAAGTAAACAAAACCGTAAACGAACTAGCTACCCGTTTAGACGAGTATCTTGGTTACGTTGTGGAAGAGTGGCTCAAGGACAACAAGCTTGCCGTAGAAAACGGCATTCGTACTGAAATTGCCGAGAGCTTCATTGGTGGTCTAAAGAATCTATTTGAAACCCACTATATTGAAGTTCCTGAGAAGAAGCACGACGTTCTAGAAGATCTGTTCAACGAGAACAGCCAACTTGAAGACGCGCTAAACGAGCAAATCAAGAACAACATTGAACTCAACAAAGAGATCACTGCTGGCAAGGCTCGTGCAATATTCCTAGAAACTGTTAGCGATCTATCTCAAGTAGACGCTGAAAGACTGGCTTCTCTAGCCGAGAGCATTGATTTCAGTAACGCTGAAGATTTCCAAAATAAACTAACCATTCTCAAGGAAAGCTACCTCAAGGCTGCGCCTGTAGCTTCCCAAGAACCCGAAACACTTACAGAGCAAAGGAACGCACCAGAAGTTTCTGATGGCCCAATGTCTGTATATGTAAATGCTCTGTCTCGTCAAGCTAAAACTTACTAAAAATTACTAAAACATAAATAACTCAAAATCAAGGAGAAACTAAACATGTCAATGGATTTTGCAAATACTACCCCCTACGATACACTCGTAGAAAAATGGAATCCTCTACTAGAACACGAGGCAATTCCAACTATTAATGATTCGTACAAGAAGAAGTGCACTGCTATGCTACTAGAAAAACAAGAGAAGGC